GGTATTTCTACCTTCATTGGCTGTTGTTGGTTCATGGTAGCAGTAGCAGGTTTACGCGCACGCTTGGCACGGCGGCGGCGTGGTTTAGCTGGTGCGATGATGGTGGTCATTTAGATCACGGGTGAAACAACGGAGGGTTGAGACCCTCAGGCTGTCCGAGCATAGCAGGGACAGCGGGAGAGTGTCAATAGGCGTTAGCTAATGCGTACTCCTCATCGAGTTCATTCTCTAGAGTGTACATCTTATCACATGCCCAGTGTTCGACAGCCCACCAAACAGCGGCGGTGATGTAATCATTAATCCATTGATCCCGGCTAGGATTTAGATCATTATATGATACACCATACTCAAACATCAACCCTTCAATTTCATCTTCATACTTTAGAAACCAATCGCGGATCTCTCCAGTATATATGAAGCCATTCTTCCCACCACTTAGACCGTAGCGGGCTATGTCTTTAACATCATCGATGTCATCAAAGTGATCTTCGAGTGCTTCGAATAAACGGTTAGTCATAGATACTCCGTGTTGTTTTAGAGAGGGTTGAGTCCCTCATGCTGCCCAGTATAACACAGGGCAGGAAGAGAGCTTCAATTATATGAAGTTTGGTAACTGTACCTCATCAACACATGGGATCCATGGTGATTCGTGTCCAGTCCACTCACATGTTACACCCTTAGTCTTACAGTTGTGGTTGACCCACTTACCGATGGACTGCTTATCATTAGCGATGATGCTAAAGATAGCACGGCGTGATACACCTGAGTACTCATAAATGTTACCATTGTTATACATTACTGTGCATTTACCTTCGAGAGGATAAACAAACAGCTCTTGAATAGCACTGGATTTGTTACATTTGATGGACTTCATGTTGATAATAGCCTCGCTCATTGCGAGGTAAGTGCTGATCATAGGACTTGCACCTATATTTGTCAACCTCTTAGCGGCATGGTTGGTTATCAGCCGTGCACAGTGATTAGGAATTATCCCGTAATTAGCGGGTTTATGCGAACTTAATCGACTCTCACCAATGTGTGCCAGTTGCATCACGACTTATCCACCGACTTGCGGCTGCATTGCGTGTGTGCTCTGTTAGCTATCAGCATAACAACACTTAGCATGGGCGGCAGAGCGGCTGAGCCTGCGACCTCTTCCGTGATGCTACCAGGTCAGGGATACCTCTGGCGGT